CTATTTCAGATGTACTTGGGGCAAAATCATAAGTTTTTATTCTGTTTCTTTCTTCATTTTTATCGTCTTTGTATTGTACGACTTTAAGTAATATAGGAATATTATGAACTAATTTAGTATCTGTTACTCCTTGTTTGTTAACGTAATAACAGATAGTGTTAAATCTTTCCCATGCTTTATCGATTTTCCATTCAGAGTCGCCCCAAAAACTTAAATAATCATATAAAGTATATCCTTTAAATTCACCTTCTAATATTCTAAATGTAAATAATAAATATTCTCCTGTTTCTTCGTTATTTACTTTTTTTTCTTCTGATATGATCATACCTATATAATCATTAGTTGGGATACTTTCTTGAATTCTATTGCAATTTTCAGGGGTGTTTCCTGCTTTATATAATGCTACCATTTAATTTATCTCCTTTAAGTTATAGATTTATTATTTTTATTTTATATCTTCACTGCTTTCTGCGTATATAGTATCATGTCTAATACAGTCTTTATCAATAATTAAAATTGTAGATTTTTCTAAAGAATTTATTTTTTTTATAGATTCTTTATCATTATCAGTTTTAATTTTTATTGTATATTCACTGTCACTTAAATCTGAAATTGTTCTAATTTTTTTTATTTTTATAAGATTATATAATTCATAAAGTTTTTTATCATCTATAAAAATATCTTTAGAATTTTTTTTTACTTTTAAATATTCTTTTATATTTTTAGAACCTATGTATTTTTTCATACTATTTCTCCTGCCGACTTTTTAAAGATATAGGTTAAGTTTGCCGGTTCTTGTGGGGCAAGCTTTCCACTCCTATCACCTAATACCGGATATTGATAATCCTTTTTTGTTTGGATATATCTTGATTTACCATCATCAGATAGCCTGTATACTAATACTTGATTAAAAAGATAAGAAATTTTATCTGTTATTTTACGAGTCACCATAGCTGGCATATAAGTTGTAATCTTTAATTTATCGTCTACTACAGTTCGTTGTTCACTTATAAAACAAATATGTTTATTTGGTATATCCCTAAATTTTCGAGATATATCTGTTATTTCAACATAAGTTTTATCATAAGCACTTAAATAGCTCTTTTTTTTAATTGCATGTTTAGTAAATACTTTTTCAGTAGTTTCAGAAATAGAGTCTAAACAAAATGTTTTATATTTTCTTGCTTCATTTGAACCTATACACCATTTATAAGCTTCTTCTAATTTTTTAAAGGTATCTATTTCAATCGCATCTATGTATATTTTATTATCTTTTAACGTCTTTAAACCTCTATCAGTGGATAAAAGTACAGGAGATGGGGCAGTTGTACATAATGTAGTTTTACCTATCTTAGGAAGACCGTAAATGAATACCTTTTCTCCATTAAACCTCATATTTCTTGTATTAACTACTTTAATCATTTTTTGACCTCAGTAATTTTTAATTCGGGTGTTGTGGGTTTTTCTATTATAGCTTGATGGAGTAAACTATCTTCAGGTAATTGTTTATATTCTTTTAATTTAAGTGTAGGTTTATGTTTTATAGCTCTTTTTTCTTGTATACTTAAGCTATCTTTAATTACAGTAAAAACAGGTTCATCAATATTATATCTTACTGATTGTCTTGTTTTTAATCTCCATTTATTATTATCTGATAATTTTATTATTGTAATAGGCGGTGTCCTATTTTGTAGGATATCATAACATATTTCTTTTCTTAACTTTAGCTCTTCAGCTTCTAATTTTTTGTATGCACTATATGTTTTTAACCATTTTAAGTATTTTTCATCCATTTTTGCTCTCCATGAGTTTTCCATTTTCATCTATTTCAAAAAATAAAGATAAAAGAGTTTTTTCATTTTTAAAATTCATTAAATCTAATCTATATTTTCCTGAGGGTATTGCTTTTATGTTATATTCATCTTTCATCTTGTGTACTCTTTCAAGATTAAAAAATTTAAATGTTACTAAATTTCCGCCATTCCATATATCAGTTAAAAAGTTAACCTTTAAATGAGCTTTAACAATACAAAGTTTAGGACTTTTTCTTTTCAAAAGTTCTACAAAATAATATCCAGGTATAATTAAATCAAAATTATATTTTGATTTTTTGCTTATTTCTATTTCTTCTCCAATATAGGGAATAATAGGTATAGCTTTTTTATTATTTATAAATTCTATTTTCATTTTACCTCACCTCCACTTTTTTTTTGAAATAAGGCATGATTACATTTTTTAGCATAATAAGAGCTCCCCATATGCACGCTATTATTGACATTAATATTATAGATAAGCTCACAACAATGATTATAACAGCTAAAAGTTCAAGAGTTATATTTTCTCTATACATACTTAAACTTGCAATTACTATACCTATGATTGCGCCGGATATAAAAGCCATGATATTATTTATTTCTTTTTTTACATTCATAATTTATACTCCTTTATTTTAATCTATATCTATTTTACCGTTTATATGAACAGAATGTATATTACCTGGCATCTCTGCCTCCATTTCAATATCTGCCATACCTAACAATTGTTGTATTATAGATAGTTCTGTAAAATTATTAATATTTTGATATGCATACATCTTTTTAGTATAATCTCTAATTGCGAGTTGTAGAAGATATACTTGATTTTCTGTAAGTTGTTGAGATCCTATGATAACAGGAGTTTTTTCCCAAACATCTCTTTCTTGTAAAATAAATTTATCATTTTCCATAATTTTCACCCAATTTTTAAAAGTATCCAACCTATTTTTGAGTTATCTTCAGTTTTTATATAATAAGTATCTTCTAAACTTACGTCTTGAGCTATAGCGCCTTCATTTTCAAATATTCGATTTTCAGGACTACCCTTTATAAGGTATACTCTTAATTTGCCTCGTTCATCAAAATGCATTTTTTTAAGATATTTTACTAAATCCATAATTTTCACCTACCCATAAATCTACCATTAATTTCTAATTTGTTATTAAAGTACATAGTAAGTTTTTTTAAATTATTTTTGTCAACGTAACCTTTTAATGACAGTTTAACCACCTCTCTTTCTATCCATTGTTCATAAGAAAGAGAATATACATCTAATAATTCAATAGATTTTTCGTCATACAATAATTTAATAGAATTGTCTTTACTCATAATTTTCACCTTAAGTATATTTTGAATTAATGTATATTAAGAATATTTATGAATTTTTCTAAATCCATTAAATTAATATCGATATTTAAAGTAATTCTAATCGAATCTCCTTTTAAAACTTTTTTTTTACTAAAACCTGCATAACTAACAGAGGCTATATGTATTATTTCTACAGATTCTTTATCATTATTGATAGAAGGATTTGACATAATTTTCACCCATTCTCAGGCATTTCTGTTAATTTCATTTTGTGTCCACTCTCTATAATTTTCCCAATTTCCGTGTTCGCCTACTTTATACCCATATTTTGAAACTATATTTTCAATTTCATTCATCATCTGATTGATTTGGTTAGGGGTTGCTTGAGCAGTTTTAATCTCTAACTTTAAACCTATATCACCCATGGACTTATATTTAATTTTCATAATTTTAACCTTTATATGTTCTGCCTTTTTTAAATGATTCATAAATAAGCATTTTTACCTTTTCAGATTTATTGATATTTTTTTCTAATAATTTTTTATGTTTTTTCCATATAATATTACTTTTAATATTAAATATAATAGCTATAATACTCATAATAATAATTATAATATGTAAAACCATATTCAACTTTCTCCTTTTCTAAGATTAAATATAAAGCCAATGTATATAATAAAAATGCTATTATTAAAAATGTAAGTAAAATTGATTTAGGTAAATCAAATATTAAAAGTAATAAATGCATTATAATAAAAGTAAGGATTATTAATAATAATATGATTTCCATTTCGTTCTCCTATTCATACTGAAACTAATATTATATTTAAAAATAACATTACTATAAACATTAAAGCTAACATTGAGTTAGGTAGATCTATTAATATAAATATTAAATATATACGAAGTAAAATAAACGTTATTAAGCATTTTATTATCATTTCGCTTTCCTATTTATATTTAAAGTATTATTAAACTTATTAAGTATATTTTTATATGCTAACTATAGCTACTTGTCAAGATAGTTTATTAAAATATATTTTTTAATATTGACTTATTTATTAACATATGATCTATAGTTTATAGACATTTTTTTTGACAACTATTTCTCATGTTATTACGAATAAAAACCGGTGAAAGTGGATGGACTTTTATCGGTTTTTTATTGACAGACTCATATTTTATAGTTTATATTACTCAGGATAATTTTTAATCATTGAAGATGTCATGTCAGAGAAAGAAAATCGGTAAGAGTCGCAAGATTTTTACCGATTTTTTTATTTGACATATATCATAAGGTATGATTTAAGTTTTTGTATCCAAAATATATCTGCATGCAAAAAGGCCAGTAAGAAAAATCTTGCTGGTTTTTTGTATTTATATTATGCTTAATAGATTATTAATGTTTTATAAAAACACAAGGAGTAAAACATGCAAGTTTATTTTGGAAATTCTCAAAGAAGTCATATTATCTACTCAAAAGAAGTAAAATCCTTTCAAGACTTTTGTGATAAGTATCTAAGAATAGTACAAAAAGGCCCTAAAAAAGGCTCCTATGTTGTAATTGGAAATAAATTTAAAAAACTTATAAGAGCAGATGAAAATCAATTAAGTGCTCATATGTTTGCTTTAGATTTTGATATGTGTCTACTTACTTTTGAAGAGTTAAAGAAAGTACTTTTTACTTTACCGTATAATTTTGCTTTATTTACTACTCATTCTCACATGACAAATCATGTAGAAACACTTAAGAAATGGAAAAACTTTTATCGAGCATTTATACCTTGTGATTTGCCTTCAAAGGCCCATCTCACCCCAACGGTATATGAGTTTGAACAACAATTACAAAATATAGATGCCCGAATAAAAGTAGCCGACGAATCAAGGACCTGGTCATTACCATGGTTTTTACCTCGTAGAGCGAATCTTGCTGATGATTTTCATAGATATGCCGAATTTCATGCAGGATATAATTTTATCGCAAAAACACCCTCTACTGTCGCGGACCAAGCTAATAAAAAACATAATACATCAGATTCAATTGAAAAGCAAATAAGAATCATTGCAGATGGTTTACCGAACACGGGGCTACATAAGGCAACCCGTAACCTTGCATATCAATTAATTATGGACGGAGTGGCTCCTGTGACCGTGAAAGCTATATTAAGAGCAATAATGCAGAACTATGATTCCGAAAATCCACGTCAATTGGAAAATTGGAGTAAAGTAAATTCTATAGTTGATAGTGTTGTAAATAAATATTCTCAAAATTGGGGGGACCCCAAACCGATACCAGATCCCATGGACCTAGTAATTGAGGTTGAATTTCCACTGCATGTGGTGCCTAAATCCATGTTAATAGCGGCTGAAGAAATAGCTAATTTTAACATTGCATCAATTCACGATATTATGCCTAATATGATCGGCGCTACTTGTATGGCCATTAATCGTAAAGCCATGGTCGAGACAGGCTCATCTTCTTTAAAATCATTCTATCATTTAGGTGTAATAAATATATCCCCATCTGGGGGGTTTAAATCAACAATATTTAATATGCTATTACAAGGTAATAAAAAAGCTATAAATAAAATGACGGATGAATTTAATATAAAAGAAATCGAGGTATTATCAAGAGAAAGATTTCTTAAAAAAGCTTTAAAAAATTCTGAAAAAAATATGAAAACAGATATTACGGATACAAAAGATATTGCAAGAATAGTTAATAAAAATATTCATCTAGCTAAAGAGTTGTATGAACTTGAGCAACGCAGACGACCTGCTATTTTTGCTGATGATATAACTCCTGAACGTGCTGTTGATATGGCATTTAAGGCCGGGGGTTGTCTTAATTATATTTCTGAAGAAGGTTTAAGTTTTTTTAAATCTTTATCAAACCCCTATAATGTTACAGATAATAATTCCACTGATTTACTTGTGCGCGGGTTGAGTGGATCGACTTTTAGTAGTGCTCGAAAATCTGGACCTAATATGGTTTTTAGACCAGTTATTTCCACTATGATTTTTTGTCAACCTGACATTTACAGAGAAAATTTTCTTTTTAAAAAAATCTCAAAAGCCTCAGGATTAATAGCTCGAATGATAACAGTTGATTGGCGTCGTCAAAAGTACGCTAAAAATGCAAAAACTAAAAATAATGTTGAAGTTAATCAAGATAAAATGGCTGAATATTGGAAAAGAACAGAACAATTAATGTTATTTGATGACCGAAACAGTCATAGGCATTATTCTGTTGATGATGATTTTAATCAACATATTATTAAACCTGTTACAATATTAGTAGTTGATTCCAAATTAATTCATCATCATATAGATATTTTTAACGATATTTTTGTATTATTTGGAAAAGGCGAAAAATATGAAAATCAAGCTGAGACTTTAAATAAATGCCTTCAAATTGCGTATATTATGGCTGGTAGTTTATATGCATATCATAATTATAAAACATTTTTTCAAACACCTATTCATATATTAGATATGCGTATGATTAATATTGTTAAAGAACTTGCTAAATATTTATTAGAAAAAAAATCAAAAGAACATGATTTACATCAACAGAGTGTAGCAATTAAAAGTGCACGTAGAATATTAAAAGTTTTAACCTCTGATGCTAATTATGAAAATACTCTAAGGGGATTGACTGAAGCTAAATTTAAACGTATTTTCCATATGGAACGAAAAACCGAAAATAATTCAGACATACATTTAGGTTTAGATTTGCTATTTAAATTGAATCTTTTAAAGGTGGATAAAAAAGAAAGATTCATCTTAAATCCTAAAGTTAGTAAGAATGACACCAAATTTAATACATAAAGTTGAGTTTAAAAGTGTTTGGTGCACTTGGTACAGGTACCTGCTTTATTTAGTTCGTAATGTGCCAGACGCACCAGAGGATTGCTCAAAAAAGGATGTGTGCCAAATGCACCATGTCCCAACCTAAGAGGTATAAATTTCATTATATATATATATATATTAAAAGATTTATAATTCCTTAGGTTGGGACATGGGGGCATTGGGGCACTTTTTAAATTAAAAAAAGAGGGTCCCTTGGTGCTTTTGGTGCACTGTACTTTTAAAATAGCTAAAGTTATTTTGCTTTTTTTAAGGATTGTTCCTAATTTTGGGACCCTTGATTTTCAGGAAAATCCTTAAAAGTATAGCTTTAACACTAAAGTTCAACTATTAAATAACTATATTAAAGGAGAAGTTAATGGAGGCGCGGGATATACGAAAAAAGTTCTTAGAGGATAACGCAGAGTTTGTTCTGGATGAAGTACGAACAGTTTTAAGGGGGGAGGGTGATTATAAACATAAATCACAAGATCTATTTGATACTGTTTTTGATATGATTAGAAAGATAATTGAAAAGACTGACGAGATTCAAAGTATACAAGCTAAAAATACAACAGATGTTATTAGGCTACTTACACAAGGAAAAATAACACCAAAAGAAGCGTATCAATTAATAAATATGCTAAAAACAAAAATCGATATGCGGAAAGAAAAATTGAAAGTGGATGAACTAACAACTAAAGTTAGAACTCAAAAACAACTTTTAAGGATGATAAAGTAATGGAAAGATTAATTGAAGTTTGGAGAACATGCGGCTGCAGTATTGGAAAAATATCAAAAGATAGAAATGAATTAAATAGTACACCAACTACAAAGAGTAAACTTTTAGATAAATTTATGAATATGAAAAGTGTAATTAAAAATACACCAGAATCGGAAGATATTAAATGGGAAAAATAAATGTTAAAGATAAAGGGCGTGCTGGTGAGTTAGAGGCTTGTCGGTGGCTTAGAGATGTCCTTAATTTGGATTTTTTACCAAAGCGAACTCTAGATCAGACTCGGGAGGGAGGGGCTGATATACGTGATATACAACCCCTCCTGATTGAAGTTAAAAGACAGGAGATACTTAAAAAACATGATTGGTGGATCCAAGTTGCGTCAAAATGTAAATATGATCTCAATATAGTCCCGGTGGTCATGTATCGGCAAAATCATAAACCTTGGAAATTTCTTATTAGTGCTAATCATATCGGAGTATCAACAGGTTATATCGACCTTACTGGTGCGATATTTGAAAAATGGGCAAGAGATCTAATTAAAAGAATTTCTTTAATCAATGTCTCAACTTATATGATACAATAATGTTTCAAACTTGACACACTTTTGAATTGACATTATATTTAGAACATTATAAAAATATTCAAAAACTCAATATGACTGAATCTATAGATGCTTTAATATTAAAACTTTCAATACTAAATAAGGGGATTGAAAATAGCAAAATTGATCTGCTCTTACATACTTATAAATTGAACTCCCAAAAATGCATCAAAGAAGCCAGACAAACAGTGGAAAAATATAATGACAATGATTTTCATTCCGAATATTCTATTATAGCCTGTAATGTCCTTTCAAGTAGTCCTTTTTCATCAAAGATACATTTGTGTCAATCATTAAAATGTAATAAATCAACTTTAGATACTTGGTATCGAACAAAGATTGAATTCATGCAAAAAGTTGATGAAGGCTTTATCAATGGAGAGGTCTTAGCAAGAGATTTGATGTTAATGTTATCAGTAGCCCCAGCCTCAAAGGTTAATACAAACTTAATTAAGATATTAGCTAATAATGTATATAGTATTGAAGAACAGGCCACGCAAGCTCCTATTGAAGTAAACGTTAATACTAAGGTTGATATAGAAGAAGAGTTGAAAAAACGTGGTATACCGTTGCCTGAAATCGGAATAGAGGATTTGAATGAAACTCAATCATTCTGACATAGACCTTCTAGAAAATTACTGGATAGAAAAATCCAGAAAGAATTTTTTAGCTTACCGTATGTATATGAGATACGGTGATTTTAAATATGGTTGGTTTATTACGGATCTATGCAGAAGGTTACAAAAGTTTTATATTGATTATTTAAACGGCAATCGTCCTGTTTTAATCATCAGCACACCTCCGCAACACGGCAAAAGTTGGACTGTTTCTGATTTTATTACCTGGTTAAGTGGACGGCATTCAGAATTAAGAATTATTTTTAGTAGTTTTTCGCAGTATTTAGGTATTAGGTGTAACACATGGTGTCAGCGAGCTTTTGAAAGTGTGAAATTTAATAAAGTATTTCCTGATTTTATGTTTTCTGATATGAATAGAAGAACTACTATTAAAGGATTAAAACGTAATAGTGATATAATTGAATTTACTAGCGGAGATCAAATAGGTTATTTTCGTAATACGACAGTTGGGGGTTCAGTGACGGGTGAGACTTTTGATATAGGTGTAATAGATGACCCTGTTAAGGGGCGTGAAGAGGCCAATTCCCCGGTTATTTCAGAAAAAACATGGAACTGGTATCAGGATGATTTTGATACGCGCGCAAGCGAAAATTCAGCGCAAATTATCATCATGACAAGATGGAGTACCACTGATCTTGCTCAACGAATAATTGATAATGATAAAAAAGTTCAAGTATTAAATTATAAGGCTATTGCTACAACAAGAGAAGTAAATAGAGAAGAAGGCGAACCGCTTTTTCCGGAATTAAAATCCCTTCAATTCTTAGAAGAAAAGAAAAGAAGAACTCATCAATCTAATTGGGAAGCTCTTTGGCAAGGTAATCCCACTATTACTGGTGGTAATATCATAAAGGATAACTGGTGGCAGTGGTGGAAAGTATTACCTCCATTAAAGTATAAGTTTATTACTGCCGATACAGCTCAAAAGACTAAAAACATGCATGATTATAGTGTTTTGCAATGTTGGGGAGTAGGATTAGATAAAAGAATTTATCTTTTAGATAAAATAAGAGAAAAATGGGAATCTCCGGAATTGCTTAAAGAAGCTAAAATATTTTATAATAAGCATAATATAAAAAAGAAAAAAGTAAATGACCCTGTTTTAAGAGCTATGTATATTGAAGATAAATCAAGTGGTTCAGGTCTTATTCAGCACTTATCAAGATTGAATATCCCTGTACAAGAAATACAAAGAAGTACAGATAAAGTAAATAGGGCAATGGATGCCTCTCCTTTTATTGAGATGGGTTTAGTTGTATTAAATACTGAAATAAATGGTATAGGTAATTTAACTAAAGAAGCAAGAGAATTTCCTAACAGTGAATTTGATGATGATATTGACACCTTAGTAACGGCTATTGAAGTTACGTACATTAATGAAGATATATATAACAGTTTACAGGCGGCAATGGAAGCATGAGTAGAAAACATATAAATAACGGTGATGCATGGGTTAAAAAAAGATTACAGGGAAAAACTGTCAATAGTAAACCTGTTGTAAAAACATCTATACCAGATGTAAAAAATTATACAGTTCCTAAAGGTACGATAGAAAAAGGCAGTAGACAAAATATAAATGTAGGTGAGACCGGACTAGTAGTTAGAACTAAAATTAATGAAAATTTTATTGAAACGTATAAATCTAATTTAGGTATTCAAAGAATTAAGATAGAGTGGAATTCTGTTTCTTCCTTAATTTTTAGAGCTGGTTATTTGGAGATTGCTGAAACAATATATGAAATATCTTCACAATTTATTAAAACCGGTATAACTGGATTAACCGCTTCTACATGGTATTATATTTACGTAAATCCGCCTACAAGTAGTATAGAAATAACAACTACACAAATAGAGATAGAAGATACTGAACCGGTTTTAAATGATTCATTAATGGCCTATTACCATCCTACTGAAACCACTTGGAGATGTATTGGGGTAATTTATTCTGATGGAGGTTCAAATATTCGAGCATTTCATCTAGAAAATAATCAATATTTTTATGAAACTGAATTTGTAGATTATGATACGACTTCTTTGCCTGATATCGCTACTGTTGTAAATTTTACAATGCCTCCTATTACTAGATATGTAATGGCTACTGTAATACTTAGAGATACTAATACTGATGATAATGTTTCAGCCTATTATAATAATACTGGAACATTAGCTATTCAAAAAGTAGCGGCATACGTATACTTAGATACTAATACATCATTTTCTAATCAGATATTTGTTACAAATACAAGTCAACAAGGTTATTTTAGAAAATCAATAGTTACAGGTAATAACGCTAATTTTACAGTCAGAACAACAGGCTTTATATTACCTAGTGAATTTTACAATTAGGAGAAAATAATGGCTCAAATTGTAATAAATGCAGATGGAGAATATTTTTTACCTACAGGTACAAGTGGTAATGTCACTGCTCATGCTGTTTCTACTGTCATGATAAAGGAAAATAGCGCGGGGGCTACAACCGAATATGGTCTAGCTGATGAAAATGATAATTTTGTAGCTTACCCTAATGGAGTTATACCCGTAGGCGATATTATTTTACATGGAATAGGTATTAAATTAATGGTAAGAGTTTCGGGGATTACTTCAGATAGTGTTACAATTGACGTGGCAAGGCACATATAAGGGGGAATTATGCCTATTATTGGAGGGGGAGGTATAATAGGGGGAGGCAGCGGTGGCGCGTCTCCTGACACAACCACTTTTGAGCGTATACCATATAAAGATGGTGTGGGTGTATTTGCCAATTCACCGTTATATTTTGATACTTCTGAAGATAAGGTTGTTTGTGATGTTACTTTCGAAGTTCCTAGTGGTACTCTCGCCATAGGTGAAACAACTAACTTATCTGCTGGTGGTACGTTAATTTTATCAAATGAAATAAATGATACAAATACTTACACCATATCATCTGAATGGGATTCTACGGGTTCATCTGAACCTGTTTATTTAGATTTAGATCCTGAATCAATACTAGATATTCAATTAGATTTTAGTCAGACTATAACAGCTAATCCTCTAACGTGGTCTATTACAGGTACTGTCATACTTCCGAAAAAGCGTCAAGTAAATGCTTTCCGAATAAAAACCGGAGCGGCAATGACCAATGTTCGGTTAAGACTTGTTGATAATATAACCGGTATACCAGTTCGATATATACCCTCAAAAGCTGATTGGAACGCTAGCACGGGGTTAAGTTTAATACCTGGAGATAATGAGCTTAATTTTGTTTCAACAGCACCTAGTACTCCTGGTCAATATAATATAGGTGTAAATCCTTATATTATTGAAAATGGTCAACAAATTGATATTGAATTAAGGGCTGATACTGTTTCTATACTAGGTGATGCATTAGGGGAACCCTACCAGCAGGCAGATATTCAAGATTATCTTGAAACGTCAATGATTATTAATCCTGCTGGAATTGATAGGGCTATTCAATATAATAATGCGGGCGTTTTTGGTGGAGAGGGTAATTTTATATATACAAGACCTTCGGATGTCCCTATCCTGACATTAGAATCTAATAGTTTAACTGGTGGCGCTGAAATAAAATTTAATGATTCTACGACAGCAACTAAAGTTTCTTTTAGATTTTTTGAAGCTGAAAACAACTTTATTTTGAATACTGCAACAGATATAGAATCATTTTTATTTTTTGGAGACAATCTAAATGTAAATGTAGTGGGTGATTATACGATAACTTTCCAAAATGATGAAGCGGTTTTTTTAATCAATGATTTTGCGGGAGGTTATGCTTTTTCTTTTAGTAATGCGTTAGCAAATACCTTACCTTTATTAGTTCTAACTAAAACAGGGCCTCAAGGCGGGACTTCTCAAATCTTTACTAGTACTGTATCACCTGAGGGGGCTATATCCGGTAACGGGGGCGATCTTTGCATTGTTGACGCGGGGGTGAATTCTGACTTTTTTCTAAAAAGATCTGATGGGGGTAATACTGGATGGGTTGATTTTCTTCATAGTACAAGCGGGGTAAAGGGCCCGGCAACCTCTACAGATAATGCTATAGCAACATGGAATGGCGTGGATGGAAGTGCTATAAATGATTCATATGCTTCAGTTGTATCTGATGCGAATACAACGCATTTATACGTAAATTCAGTATCAGCTAGCGGACAGTCTCTTCTTACTTTACGTAATAATGCCTCTGCTAATAGATTCTCTATCAATTATAATCAAGCTTTAAACGATGTATTTATAAGTTCTTCTTCTACTGTACCTATTTTTGTTAATTCTGGAAATAGGTTGTTACTTGAAGCAAATGAAAGAATTGATATTGAAGCATTAGGAGATTACGCTATAACTATAGATAATGATGAGGCGACTTTTTCAATTAGTACATCTACTAATGACTATTATTTTAGTTTTAGCAACACCTTAGACGGAACTGTACCTCTTATGAATTTTGCGAAAGCAGGACTTAATGGGGGTTCTTCAAAATGGTTTTTTTCAACAGTATCTCCTGAAACGGTTATAACAGGTAATGGAGGAGATCTTTGTATAGTTAATGCGGGAGTGAATTCAAATATATACCTTAAATTACAAAATGCAACTAATACTAACTGGCAATCATTATTAGGTGATGTCATAGGTCCTGCTACTTCTACCGATAGTGCAGTTGCTCTTTTTGATGGTACGACAGGAAAACTTTTAAAATCCTCTTCATTAGTTACTGTCAGTGAAGCTACACAGACGGAATTAAGATTAAAGTCTCCTAGCGCTACTTTAGGATCTCAAATAGTATTTGAAAGTTTTGGTGGAGGCAATCTTACACTTTTTCAATATGATGAAAATGCCTTAGAAACGTCTTTAATATTAACTGGAACTTTGCATTCTTTTAATTTAGAAACGACCGGATTCATAGATTTTAGAGCTATCGATGATGATGATATTAGACTTAGAAACGATAGTTCAAGTTATACTATTTACGGTTCAACACAGAGTTACCTTCATCAAATAACGAACAATCAGCCTAATACGAATGCTCTTATTCGATTTTCTCAAACAGGTGTTAATGGAGGTTCTTCTGACATACATTTCAGTACTGTAGCACCAGAAGGAGTAATCTCTGGAGTAGGAGGTGCTTTATGTCTAGTTAAAGCCGGTATAAATTCAGATTTATATATTAAAAGAACTGACACAGGCAATACCGGTTGGGCAGATTTCTTGCATGGGGCAAGCGGGGTTCAAGGGCCAGCAGTTTCGGTTGATAATGCTATAGCTACTTGGGACGGTACAGATGGATTAACTCTTAATAATACTACTGTTTATGTAGACTCAGATGTAAATAGTACTTTTTTATATGTTGATAATATTACTGCAAGTGGGCAATCGAGCATAAATCTTAGAACAAATGCAGGGGCGTCAAGATTTATTGCAAGATATAATCAGACATTAAATGATGTTTTTTTAATTAGTACTACGGGAGTTGATTTTTTTGTAACTTCAGGAGGTAGATTAGATCTCGGGGGCGCGGGAGTTGTAGTATTAAATACTACAACAAATAACACTGTTACTATTGCAAATAATGATGCTACCTTTTTAGTAAATGATTCTGCCGGTAATTATACTTTTGATTTTTCGAATAGTGCTATAGGGACTAATCCTCTTTTAAGTTTTCGAAAAACTGGTCTTTTTGGAGGTACTTCTAGATTGTTTGTTACGTCAACTTCTCCCTTAGGCAGTATATCTGCCAATGGAGGGGATTTGGCTATTATTGACGCTGGCATACTTTCTAATTTATATCTAAAAAGAGTGGACGGGGGCACCGGGGGCTGGAACGTATGTATTACTAGTGCAACTGAAAGTTCAACATTAAACGCAATACCTTCTTTTGACGTGACAACAGGCAATTCCTTAACTCCCATAAATACAGCTACATTACAAGCGGATACTACTAGTACATTTATTGACTTGAGACCAGTTACTTCAGCAGGTAATGCGGAAATTAATTATAGAACTACCGGCGGCGCTTTAAAGGCGCAATTATACTATGATGAAGATGTTGATACATATAATATAGAAACTGATACAGCAGCATTAAATTTTGGTAACTTTGGAGGGCCACTACGATTTACTAGTATAAGTGCGGATTCTGATTTATATATTCGAAATGCGACTCCCGTTGGAATAGTAACTGGAAATCCTGGTGATCTATCGATTGTTGCAAGTGGTACTTCATCTGGAATATATGTTCATGAGGGTAGTGCTGCAAATAATACCGATTGGTATAAAGTCATAACCAAAGGTAATGATACATCTCTTGCAAGTATTTTTAGATTAGATGGTGACGGTAATAGTCCACCACGAACATTATCTGCAATTCCAGTTCAAATTATCGATTTCACCACAGATGGAGATGATAACGGGTTACTTACTTCAGATCAAGCAAATAATGAAATAGTAATTGATTCTGTGGTGGATACGGTAAATGGTGATTTATATGAAATTAGTGTAACTATGTCTGTTCAATGTAGTAATACCAATAGAGAAGTTATACTACAAATATATTATAGTAATGGTGTAACTGACGTAGCAACAAATATTCGAACACGGAGTTTTTTTGACAGTGCAAATGAGTTTTACAGTAAAAAAATATCTGGACCTGCTCGAGGGCCGTCAACAATAACTGGTACAGGAGCATTTAAAGTATTTTTTTCTAGTACAGACACGGGTTCACTTATTTTTAGAGAATTGATATTTACTGCCAAGCGGTTATTATAGGAGGTAAAAGTGGCAACTCAAAAAGAATTATTCGTAAATAGTTTGCTACAAGTAGCGCAAAAATTTGCTTTTGAGGTAATGGATAAAGTCGTTGATATAGATTCGCAGTATTTTGATAATGGATATGACGCTGTAGGTTCAAATCCTATTATAGACGCTGATTTAACAAATTACAACGGTTTGACGGCTGCACAAGTAGCAAGTGTTATCACAGCTTTTCAACAATTGAATAACTTTGCTAATAATATCGCAGTTACAACAGGCGATTATTCAGTAACTTTTAATACTGTTAGAAATGCAAAAATTACTTAAAGGAAGAATATGCAATTTACAAGAGAAGAATTAATTTTTTTAATACAAACATTATCTCAAGTTCACTTTAAAATTGGTCAAAGTGATAATCTAAAAATGGCTGAAAATATTAACGGAAAGATACAAAAAGAACTACAAAAATCAGGGGAATCTACATAGGAGTACAGTATGGCAGCTATAGAGAACGAAAATGATACAAGTTTTTTAGTTTCTGGTAATGTTATTCTATGCTCAAAAACTTTAAGTAATGAAGGTATTTATGAACTAACATTTGTAACTACTGAACCTTCGAATAGAAAAGTTACTTTTAGCTATGATGACGAAACAGCTAGAGATACCGCTTACGATACGATAAAAGCGGCTGTTTAACCAATTTTAATAAAAAGGAGTGTAAAGGTATGAGTTGTCCTATTACTATCACTGGTGATGCTAATATTAATTGTAATGATGTATTGGCTTGTTATTGTGGTTTTTTAAGAAATGATCAAAATAAAGAGCGGGTTAGTAAATGTGATATTTCTTCGTATTATGCAGAAGATGTTACAAGTGACCCAGAGGGAGATTTTCATATTGTTTTTAAAATGAAAAACGGCAATATAATTGTATGGAAATTTTTTACTGCTGCTGAAAGAGATACTGTACTGGCTAATATAGATAATGTGTTAACAACTACAGACGTATAATATAATAAATCATACTTGCCAACATAGTGACTGCTATTGGGGCAGTCACTTTAAAGGTTATAATGAAAAAGCAATTTAAAGCACTTACAGACGGTTTTGTAAACATAGTTAAGGGATTAGGTACTAAAAAAGATGCCCGATCTTATAATAGGTATGTACGTGGGTTCAGGATTACTGAACAAGTAGCTAATGACCTTTATGTTTACAATAGTCTTGCGGCTAAGATTGTAGATGCACCTATTGATGATGCTACACGAAAGTGGAGAACTCTCCTTATTCCAGACGCGGATAAAAAACAAGAAGTAGAAAAAGTTATAAATGAATTTGAGGTTAAGGAAAAAATAAATATAGCCTCGAAATGGGCTAGGATTTTTGGGGGTGCTGTTATAATTGCTATAATAGATGGGGAAGACTTAGCATCCCCACTTGATATAGAAAGAATTCGACCTAATTCTCTTAAAAATTTTATAGTGTTAGATAGATACAAGTTGTATTCAAGTATTGCTGATGATAATACTTTATCTGAAAATTTCGGTAAGCCTGAGTATTATATGGTTTCAGAACGAGGACAACCCATCCACTATACTAGATTGACAAAATTTGACGGTGTAATACCCACTATTAGGGAATACAGAGAAAATGATTATTGGGGAATATCTATATATACTAAATTATGGGAAGATATAGCCAATGCTCAAAACACGTTTAATTCTATATGTAATTTAGTTTTTGAAGCTAATATGGATGTATATAGAATTAAGGGTTTAAATCAGCTTGTAGCGCAAAGGCAAGATAATTTAGTATTGGATCGTTTAAAAATCCTTCATCAAATGAAAAGTATCCTTAATGGAATTGTGCTTGACCAAGAAGATGAATATGACAAAAAGACAGTAGATTTTTCACAATTAGCCCAAATTGATGACAGAAGTATACAAAAAGTGTCCGCAGCTTCAGACATACCCGTCACACGCTTAGTAGGAATATCACCGGCAGGAATGAACTCTACAGGTGAATCTGACTTAAATAATTATTATGATGGTGTTCAATCTGTTCAAGAAAATAAACTTAGACCTAAAATCGAATGGATGGACAGTATAATAATGGCTTCGCATTTTCAGACAACTGAGGTTTTAGATTGGGAGTTTAAACCACTTAAACAGTTAACAGAAATTGAACAAGCTTCAGTAGATTTAAGTAATGCTCAACGCGATCAAATTTATTTGAATCAAAACGTCATCCAACCTACTGATGTAATGGCACAATTAGCTGAAAATGGCACATATGTGAAAATAGACGAAAATAGAGTAGAAAAAGAAATAAAAGAAGAAGAAGAGCTTAATTTTACTGAGGGATTAGAAGAAGAAGAAGAAACAGAAGAAGAGATGAAAGAAGAAGAAATAACGGAAAGTAATGGCGAAGAAAAAGAAGAGAAAGAAGAGAAAGAAGAATAGTAGAGAATTACCTAAAAATGCTCTGGTAGCTGCGCCTATAACAGAGCCTAAAGGGTTAGAGGTACAATATAGGAAAGAATTAAATAAACTTGGAAGAGCGCTTATAAGAGCTGTAAATACTCAATTACTTCCTTATTTAAAATCATCTCAACAAGAATATGTTATTGACCAAGTAGGAGGTGAGTTATCAAGAATTTTTGCAAGTTTAAACGCACAATTTACAGGAGGATTTACAGCCGCTTTTGCAACTACAACAGCTAATCAAGCTGTTGATAAACTTGATCTACAAAATAGAGATAAATTCAATGATTCGATAGCATCTATTACAGGAATTGATTTAGGTAGCATTATTCAAGTAGAAGGGCTAGAAGATATACTACAATTAAGTAAAAAGGATAATGAAATTTTAATAAAATCATTACCGCAAGAATATTTAAAAGATGTAGAAATTATTGTAAATAAGGGGATTACAAGAGGTGCTACATATTCCACTATAGCAAAAGAAATAACGGCTAAAGTAGGTTCAGCTAATAGTAAACTTGCTGGTAGAATAAAAACTATCGCAAGAAATGAAATGCAGACTATAAATTCTAAATTAAATTTACGTAGGTCTGAAAGTTTAGGGATAACTAAAGGGGTATATAGGACATCAGAAGATGAAAGGGTAAGAAAGTGTCATGAGGAAATAAATGGAGTTATTTATGAACTTGCAGAAGGGGCATGGTCTCCCACTTGTCAAAAATACATACAACCAGGGATTACAGATATAAATTGTAGGTGTAGGTATTCACCTATTATTGAGGTTTAATATTATGCCTGGAGAACATTCAGTAATAAAATGCACAAAAAACGGTGTACAAGGTTGGAAAAATACAGCTACTAATATTTGTTTTACCGGTTCAGGGGCTAAGGCAAAAGCAACTGAACAAATGCAAGCTATATTAATACGAAAACAAAAAGATTCAGCTATTATATATGATCGAGCTTCAATTCTGAAAGCCACTATAGACGAAGTATCGGGTTTTTTGACTGCCCCGGTCACGCTCGCGCGCGTGGGCGTGCAGTACTACCAAGGATGGGAATTAGGTCTTACTGATAGGGCTATGGACAGGATAGGTGTATATAGATCTCCTGAAGAGGTTTTTAATCAAGAAAGTATAAATACTTTTGTAAATATGGTGGTTACAGATGAGCATCCTTCTGAGTTAATTACTACTGATAATGTTAAAAAATTTCAAATAGGTACTGTCTCTCAAGTTACTAAAAGTTCTGATGGTAAGACTTTAGAAGGTCTTATAACAATTACAGATAAGACTAAAATAGAAGAAATAAAAAATACAAGAAAAACAAAAGATAAAAAAATAGAGGTTTCAGTCGGATACTTAAATGAATTAGTACAAAACGTAGGCGTAGATAGTGGGAATTTTTATGAGTATAGTCAAACAGGCATCAAAGGTAATCATTTAGCTATAGTAGACAAGGGTAGGTGTGGTTCAGATTGTTCAATAATTTTGGACAAAAAAGGGGGAGAGCATATGGTAATTACAATTGACGATATTGATTTTAATATCGAAGATACACAACTTGCACAGGCTATTTTGAAACAACAAAAAAGTTTTGATGCAAAAATAAAATGGATGAAAAATAAAATGGATGAAAAAGATCAAGAAACTGAAGAAGAAATGGAAAAAATGAAAAAAGAAAAGGAGGAAATGAAAAAAGAAAAGGATAAAGCTGACGCTGCAAAAGATGCTTTATCCACACAAATCCTTGATACAGAAAAAATTAATAAAATGGTTAGCGACAGAGCTGCTCTTTTAGTAGAAGCAAGTGCTATTCTTAAAGATAAAATGCTTGAATGTATAGATTGCCCTCGAGAAATAAAAGCGGCAGTTATTGACCATGTACTTGACTTAGGAGATCTATCGGCAAAATCTGATGACTATATTAACGCTTCATATGATCTTGCTATTAAAATGCATAAAAATGCTAAGAATTCATTATCCAGACTTAGTAATGATCTTAAAATAAACGATCAAAAAATAGCGGATAGAGAAACCGGTCGTATTAAATATATAAAGGATTTTCTTAAAGTAGATCAAGTATAATAAGTTTAAAAAGGAGATAATAATGCCGGTACAAACAACATACCAACTTGAGCTAGACGCTGCTTTTGAGGGTCAGATAAGAGATTTATCTCTTCGAAATAAGTTTTCTAAGACGGCAGAAGGTTCAGATATTGCTTTTGGTCGAGCTGTTGTTCGGGGCACAACAGATGAGCAAGCTCTCTTACCTTCTTCGAATGAAGATAAATATATAGGGGTTACTGGTACAACTTCTGCCTGGTCAGAGACTGCTGCCGGATTACATCTATACGAACAATATCGAACAATGAATATTATCGATTACGGGCAAATATGGATATATACTGAAACTGCCGTAGTTCCTGGGGATGATGTATTTTATCGTTTTATTGCTGAAACCGCTCCACTTGATGTATTAGGACGGTTTAGAAATGATGATAGTGGAGGTAATGCTTTAAAAATTGAAGGTGCGACTTTTGAAACTACGGCTGCGGCAGGAGAGCTTGCTGTAATTAAATTAACTTCAATTGAAACAGCTTTGCAAGGATTTGAAACTCTTACTACTGCTGGTGGTGCTTCTTTATTTACTACTACCACTTTAATAGATACTTCTGGCGGCGCTTTTACCACTACTTTAGCTGCCCCTTTATATGACGGTCAAGAAAAAATTTTAAAAGTAACTGGTTATACCGCTGTTACTGATGTAACTGTCACTAATTTTTTTGATGGTACGACTATTACTTTTTCTGCTCTTAATGATACAGTTACCCTAAGGGCTATAAATAGTGACTGGAACTTAATTTCTAATATTGGGGCTACTATAACTTAATAGGAGGGGAAAATGCGGCAACAAATGACTTATGACGCTGATACGGGACTTGCTTTTGTTGAGTCTCAATTATCTTACATTGAGAGTAAAATGTGGGAGGTTCAATATAGAAAAATAACATATAATCAAGTTATTCCTATTTCGACAGAACCGGGTGAATGGGCGCAATCTGTTGTATATTACTTTTCGGATCGAAAAGGTAAAGCTAAATTTATAGGTTCAAAAGCTTTAGATGTACCTTTGGTAGAAGTAGGTACAGAAAGAGCAGTTACCCCTGTAGAGTTAGCGGGTATAGGTTATGACTATTCTGATGAAGAAATTAGACAAGCCATATATTTGGGTCAACCGCTGCCTCAGAGAAAAGCAAACGCAGCAAGAGAGTGTTATGAGGATTTAACTCAAAGAACCGGATATTTTGGAGATCTCACTCTTAATTTACCTGGATTTTTAAATAATGCTAATGTGCCTTCTTCTGTGGTAGTAAACCCGGGCGCGGGTACTGAGTGGGTGAACAAAACTCCTGATGAAATTACTTTTGATATAAATGATTTTTTAGGTGATATTTTTGTAGATACTTTACAAATAGAACAAGCTGACACATTATTACTTCCTACTCAGCAATGGAATTATATTGCAACTACTCGTTTAGATATAGTCAATAATACTACTATTTTAGAATATATTGTAAGTAAAAGTCCTTATTTAAATTCTACAGCAGATGTTATACCTATTCCTGAGTTAGTCGGCGCGGGCGTGGGGGGTTCTGATCGGATGGTAGCTTATACTAAATCTACTGATAAAGTTGTATATTATATTACTATGCCATTGAGGTTTACTGAACCTCAACGTGAAGGATTAGGTTTTATAGTTCCAGGTGCTTTTAAAATAGGTGGAGTAGAATTTCGTTATCCATTGAGCGCAAGGTATGCTGATGGTATCTAATAAAGGAGAATAAATGTTAAATATTATTAATAAATCAAAATCCATAAAAGTATTAAAAGCCATGGATTTACATAGATTTAGATTATTTCCTGGTTCTAATATGGTAGAAAGTAAAGAATTATTTGATAAATATATTGAAAATAATAAAGTAGCTAAAGATATGTGTGAAAAATATATTGAGGTTAAAGAAAGTTTTTCTCCTCAAGAAAAAATACTAGCTGAAAAATCAAAACAAAAAAATGATATGTTAAATAAGGGTCAACGTCCGCCAACAAAGGTTGAAAGACCTAGTATATTTTCTAATAAGGTAAAATAATGGCTATAACTATTGCTGCTTTTAAAATCAGATTTCCTGGGTTTGTCTCTATTGATGATACTAGAATACAAGTTTTTCTTGATGATGCTCAATTGTTAATAAATAAAGAATATTGGGGGGATATATATGAATTAGGGGTATATTATTTAACTGCGCATTATCTTGCACTTGCACTTGAAGCTGAAAGTATATCTCTTGGTACAGGCGGTAGCAAATCATCAAAATTAGGAGGTCCGGTAAATTCACGTTCTGTGGATGGTTCAAGTGTTTCTTATGCCGTAAATGCAGCGGATGGGGATATGTCTAAATATTTAAGTCAAACAGGTTATGGTGCTCATTTTCTGTATTTAATGCGAACATTAGGGGTTGCCGCATATGTCATTTAGAATCAAACGAGATATCAAAAAAGGCGGATTATTAGGGGTTGTGAAAAGAACAAAAACCCCTGGCACTGTTGATGTAGGGGTTATTGACGCTGGTGAACATGAAATACAAGAAGGTAAAGTAAAAGAAGCTACTGTTGCATTAATAGCTCTTTGGAATGAATTCGGAACTTTGGATGAAAATGGGGATGTGCATATTCCAGAAAGATCTTTTTTTAGGTCCACGTTAATAGAAGAAAGATCTAATATTATAAAATTACAAAAAAAATTAGTTTCTAAAATAATATTAGGAGAAACAACGACCGAAAGGGCTTTAGGTTTAATCGGTGAATTTGTTGCAGATAAGGTATCTCAAAAAATTGTAGATCTAAAAACTCCTGAAAATGCAACGTCCACTTTAAAAGCAAAACGTCCAAAAACTAATCCTTTAATTGATACGGGTCAATTAAAGAATAGCATTACTTATGAGGTTAATAGATAATGGCTATTAATGATGTAACTGATGCTTTTGGAGACTGGTTAGAATTAATTACAGGGACTCGTAACCCTGGTTCTTATGTCAATGGTAGATGGATTGATGATGTTCCTATTGATATATCTTTTTATGGCGTGGTTCAAAATTCTGAACCTAGAGATTTATTAGTATTAGAAGAGGGTAATCGAACATCAGAATCTATTAAAATACATACTATCTTTAGGTTATACCCTGAAATTGCCAGTACTCATAAAGGTGATATCATTAACTACGACAATGAGCAATGGCTTATATATAATGTAGCCTATAGATTTATAGGCAATTATAATAAAGCATTAGCAATAAAATTATGACAATTATTGAAATAGAGGACACTATAAAAGCATGGATAAATAACGAAACAGGGGTTAATACTGTATTTGCTTATCAAGATGCCCCTAGACCTCCTACGCCTTATGTACTTGTTAATTTTATATCAACTATTCCAGTAGGGGAAAGGGAAACAAAAAGTACTTTATTACTTGATGAGTCTATAGATAATGTTTATTCTACTCCAAATAGTACTACTATAAGTATTAATTGTTATAGACAAGATGCTTTTCAAACTGCTGTTAATATAAAAGAAAGTCTTTCTAAGGTAACTATAAGAGAACAACTTTGGATTGATGGCTTAGGTTTTTTAACCCATACAGCTATAAATAAAATACCTACAATTGTACATAAACAATGGGAAGAAAGAGCGCAATTTGATATATCATTTATGGTTAGATTTGAAACAACTGAAAACATTGAAACAATAAGGAATATAGAAATAACTAATGAAATCGATGGTGAAATAACAACAATAAGTTATCCTTAATAATTTAAGGAGAATACAATGGTAGAAAGAGCAATAACAAGATTTATAGACGTAGAAATACGAAAAGCCACACCGGGGGTGGCATCCGCAGAATTCGGACTCTTATTATGTATAACACCTTCTAATTTATTGACTACGGGATCTAGAGTTAACTCTTTTACTAGTGTTAGTTCAGTAGAAAATTTTTATGGTGAGGATTCTGAAGAAGCAAGATATGCTGATGCGTATTTTAATCAGGACCCTGAACAGGGCACTTTACCCGAAGAATTATTATTTGGAAGATATGTAAACACTTCTATTGCCGCTGTTTTAGAGTGCGGTAATAACCCTTTAACAAATATAGCAACTTGGCAGGCAATAACAGATGGTGAAGTTCAAGTTACATCTGATTCCGGTGTAGAGGAACTTATAGGGTTAGATTTTTCAACAGTAACCTCACTTGATGACGTTGCTACCGTTATTGACACTGCTTTAACTGATATTTCTTGTACCTGGAATCAAGTAAATAGATTTATTTTTACAAGTAATACTGTGGGGGCAACCTCCACAATATCTTTACTTTCGACAGTAACGACTCCCGTGGGCACTGATATCAGTGGAACAGGTTTTCTTGACGGAGATATTTTAAAAAGTCCATCTAACCCTGGGGGATCTATTATATCCGCAGGACAAGACGCTGAAATACCGGCTGATTGTATACAAGCTATTCGTGATATTAATGATGCTTGGGCAGCCGGGGGTGCTTTAAGAGTATTTAGAGATACAACTGATGCACAAGACTTTGCAGCGGTTATAGAGGGGTTACGTAAAATTTTTATCCTCGCTTCTAATGACAGTAATACATTAGTGTCAGGCGATACTTCTTCAATTACTTATACTCTCAGAGATCTTAATTATAGAAGAACAGCATTTAATTATTACGATATAGATACTTTATACCCTGATGCTTCTTGGTTAGGAGGACAACTCCCTAAGAGTATAGGTTCAAGTAATTGGGCTTATAAACCACTTGCAGGGATTGCACAAGGGGCCGCATATGATATACCCGCCTCAGAACTTACTCAAGCTCAAATTGACGCAGCTTTAAATGTAAATTGTAATGTTTATACTGAGACTTTAGGGTCTTCTTACATGTACCTTGGTACCATGGTAGGGGGTAGGAATACCGATAAAGATGGCGAGTTTATTGATATTGTACGTAATATAGATTTTCTTCAAGCACGTGTTGAAGAAGGTCTTTTAAACCTTTTTTTAGAAAGGGATATTATACCTTATACTGATGGGGGTATTTCATTAGTTGATAATCGTTTAAAAAGTTTACTAGATACATACGGTGTAAAACAAGGTATTTTAGTGGAAGATACTGTTGTAACTTCTTTTCCGAGTAGATCTGAAGTCTCTATCACAGATAGAAATGATAGATTATTACCTGATGGTACGTTTACAGCCGAGCTTGTAGGTGGCGTTAATAGAGTAATTATAAGAGGTACAGTATTCGTATAAGGAGAATACTATGGCAGATTTTAAAAATTTTTCATTTAAAAATGTAAGTGCAATTTTTGGTCCTATTTTATTTGAAGGGTTTGCTGAAGGTGATGACGTAATTGTAATTGAATCCACTCAAGATCAATTTTCTATGGTGGTTGGTGCCCAAGGGGATGTTATTAGAACTCAAACCTCTGATAATTCGTGTACATGTACTATTAAATTACTTCAAACCAGTAATACTAATGAAGAATTAACAGTAAAATATATAGCAGATAGAAGAACCGGATTAATTACTGAACCTTTATTAATTACAGATCGAGAATCGGGGGAAGTTTATTCAATCAATAATGCATGGATTAAACGATTTCCCACGGTTACACGAGGGCAGAATCCGAACTCAATGGATTGGATTTTCGATGGTGATTTCTTAACCCCAGCACTCACATTATTACCATAACTTAGAAAGATAGTAAATTGGCAATAGAACAAAAAAGTAGAGAGATAGATGGAGTAACATATTATGTAACTCAAATGGATGGTATACGAGCTTTAGATATTCAACTTAGATTATTAAAAATTTTAGGTCCTGCACTTCCGAAAATATTAGGTTTAAAAAGTTTTAATATTTCAGATATAAAAAATACTTTAGAAAAAATAACCCCTGATATGTTAATTGAAGTTTTACAACCTTTAATAGATAATTTTGATGATCAACTTGTAAAAAGTTTTGTTTTATCTTTATTTAGTAAGGGTGTATTTTTAGATAAACCCACTATTGAAGGAAAAATGATTAAACAACCTTTAGATATTTTAAATGATTTTAGAAGCAAACCTTTTACAATATGGAATGTGGCTCGATTTATTCTAGAGGTAAATCTCGCAATGGGGGAGTAAAAAGGGTAAATTTTGCCCATTACCGAACATCTTATAAAGGTAGAACTGCCGAAGAGTTAAACGTACATCCCCTTATATCTTATTTAGTTAATGGAAAGATGGCAACATTATATGAATTACAAACCATATACAATTTTGCAGATCTTTTTATTTTAAAAGAAATATTAGATATACAGTTAGAAGCCGAATATATAGCAGCACAAAAAAGAAAAAGGAAAAGTAAAAGTGGCTAATACAATTATTGAAAATTTAATAACAACACTAACTTTTAATACAAATGAAAGAATACTATTAAAGTTTAGTAAAGGTATTGAAAAAATTTTCTTACAATTAGAGGCCATGGTTAAGTTTGCCACTAATGCTGCTCGATCTATATTTGATTTTACAGAAAATGTTGCTGTTACAAATGATCAAATAGGCAAACTAGCGCAAAGATTAGGAATTGATGTTAAAGCCCTACAAGAATTGGGTTTTGTAGCTGAGTTAAACGGCGCTTCTATAGAATCTATGAACTCCGCTCTTGAAAGTATATCACAAACAATAGCAGACGCTGCAAGGGGAATGGGAGATGGTGTTGAAACATTCGGAATTTTAGGTATTTCTGTCACTGACGCGGAGGGTCGTTTAAGAAGTGCTGATGATATGCTCCTTAATATAGCCGATTCTATAGCTATGTTATCCACTCAAGCAGAGAGGGCGGCTTTTGCTCAACGATTAGGTATTAGTGGACAGTTACTATTAGCAATACAACAAGGTAGTGCAGCTATAAGAGAACAACGAAAAGAAGCTGAAGGATTAAATTTCGCAATAGGGGTGGAGGGCGCTCAAGCTGCGGCTGACTTTAATGATGATTTATTAAGATTAAGAAGAATACTTTTAGGTATAAGAAACCTTATAGCTACAAGATTAATGGCAGCTATTGAACCTATGATAGAAATGTGGGTGAAATGGTTAAAGACTAATAACCTTTTAATAAGACAAGGTATTAATAGATTCATTGATATGACAATGAATTCCTTGTTTATATTACGTAACATACTTGCCAGGGTTGTATCTTTAGTCGAATTCGGGGTAAACGCCATAGGGGGATGGGAGAATGGTATTAAAGCATTAACGGCAGCACTATTAATTTTAAATCGTGCATTAATAAAGCCTCTTTTAGTATTAGCTGGATTTATTGGATTCTTAATATTATTAGATGATTTAAAAACCTTTGCTGAGGGCGGCGATAGTGCAATAGGAAATTTAATAGAAAGATTTCCATCATTAAGCAAACCTATTAATTTATTACTAAAAATTTTAAGTAAAGTAGCTGAAGGATGGAATTTGATTTTTACAGAAGGTGATAGAGCGATAGAAGGTTTAATTGCTTTAACTAGAGATCTTAAGGATTATACTATACAAGCTTATGATGATATAAGAGATCATATATTAGAAACGTTTGATGAAATATCAGAACGATATGAAATACTTGTTATGGATGTCAGAGATTTATTAAATAAATTACCTTGGGTAAACATCCAACCAGAGGGACCTGCACTTATAGCACCCGTAGGAGCTGGTGTTTTACGAGCAGCGGGCTTTGGAGAAACTATAAATAATACAACAAATAATAATACTTCAAATCCTAATATATCTATTTCAATCAACGGAAATAATGAATCAGAAATGAGACAAACTTTATATCAAATATTAAATGAGCAGTACCAAGCTGCAATTGGTAATTTAAGTTCCGAGAAAGCTTACTAATGGCTGACTTTCAAATATTATTTAAAAAAGGTAATTTTATTCAAAATATTGAAATAGACGCATTTATAGTTGAAACCGCGTCAGCTTCGGCAACTGTTACCACTAATCCTGTGGAAAAAGGTGCAGATATAAGTGATCATATTATCATTAATCCTATTACAATTACAGTACAAGGTATAGTTAGTAATGCAAGTTCAAGTTTAATAAGAACTATTACATCATTTAATACAGTAACAGATAAAACCAGAAATCAAACAACATGGGATAGTTTACTTGAACTACATGCAAGTAGAAAATTATTTACTTTAGCTCAAAATTTAAAGGCATATGATGACGTAGCTCTTACAGCTCTTAATACAGTACAAGATAAAAATACATCAAATGCCTTAGTATTTAATGCTACATTTACACAAATAAATATAGTAGGTACAGGAACAATAGAAGCCGCCACCTTTACAGAAGAAGATATTGAAGATCAAGCAAGCACTCAAATTCAAGGCGGATTAAAACAGTTAGGTGAACCCTAATGGAATTAATTGGAACATTGCCGGTTACATCTAATCCGGATGAAGTATATAATATAGTAATATTAGATACAGTTTATTCAATACGACAATTATATAATACACTAGGATTTTGGACTTTAAGTATATCAGACGAAGATCTAAACCCGATTATTACCGGAATAAAAGTGGTAGCTGGAATTTTTATATTAAATCAATATCCTCAAATTAGGTTTAATTTATATATACGAGATGAAATAGAACCCACACGAGATAATTTTGATAAATTAATTATAGAGGTATACAGCAAATAATGTATTTAAGAAGCGCAAGACTTGAAACATCCACTATAAGTATTGAGGATTTACGAATAAGTTTTAGAGTAGAAAAATCCTTGATTGGATATCCAAATTTAGCTACTATAAGAATTTATAATTTAAGTGAATCAACTAGACAAGAAATAAAAGAAGAAGGATTGTTAGTAAGATTATATGCTGGTTATGATACTACTCCATTATTATTTTCAGGAGATATTATTAATGTCATACATCGATATGAGCAACCTGATTGGGTAACAGAAATTTATGGTGGAGATACTTTTAGATCTTGGAATACCTCTACAATTAATACAACATTGACAGCAGGAGCCACACAAGAGCAGATATATGATACTTTAGTCGGTTCTCTTATTGGAGTTATTAAAGGCATTACTGAAGGGCTTACACGATGTATAACAGGAAAAAGATCGCTCGCACGTACATTTCAATTGAGTGGAAGTATAAAAGAAGGGTTAAGAGTATTAACAGAGCAATGAGGTTTTGATTATTCTATCAATGAAGGTATCATTGAAACTACAACTAAAGATCAACCACTTACTGATGTACCTGTAGTAATAATAAATCAAAAATCTGGAATGATAGGATCGCCGGAAAGAACTGATATCGGAGTAACAGTGAAGAATTTACTTTTACCTGAGCTTAAACTTGCAAGACGAATTAAAATAGAAAGTTTAACAGAAAAAATAAATATAGGTAATTTAAATTTTAGAGAAGTCCCACCCATTCGTAATGAAGGAGTATACCGAATAGATAAATTAGTTCATGAAGGGGATACACGAGGAAATATATGGCAAACAACTATAACGGGAAGAAATTTTAATGTCTGATACGAGAGTAAGTTTAGAAAGAGCCATACAAACAGGTATAGATAGTGCTTTAAAAGAAGTTTTTACGGTACTTCCCGCTATAGTAACTAAAGTCGTATCTCCTCAAATTATAGAGTGTCAACCCACTATTAAGATAAAAATAAACAATATAGTATCTAATTTACCCTTACTATTAGAAGTCCCTTTAAGATTCTTTAGAACTGCTAATTTTGCAATAACTATACCTATTCAAGTCAATGATTATGTAGCTGTTTTCTTTTGTCAAAGATCATTAGATACATGGTTAAATGAGGGGGATATACAGGACCCTCAAGATATTAGAAGGCATAGTATAAGTGATGGTTTTGCTATACCTTGTATGTATCCTAATAATGATCTTGTTGAGAATGTAAGTTCTACAGATTTACAAATAAGAAATATAGATAATACTGCTTATATTAGTCTATCTCCTGAAGGATTGATAACTTTAAATGCTCCTGCACAAGGTGTTCAATTAAACGGAGATTTATCTATTACTGGAGTAATAACAGGATCTAATGTTTTTGGCGGTTCTGATAGTGATGAGCATAAACATACTCAAGGTAATGATAGCGATAATGATATAGAAGTTCCCACAGACCCGCCTTTTTAGAGGTTAGTATGGTAGATATTTATTTTAATGAAAATTATGATATGACTCTTTTAAATAGAGATATGCGCATTACCACTGAGTCTGAAATTGTAGCGCAACGTCTTGAAACTCGTTTACAATTTATCTTTGGAGAATGGTTTTTAGATACTTCACAGGGTTTACCTTACCCACAAAATATATTTGAAGAAGGATTATTAAATACTGATGCCTTATACGCTTTATTTAGAACTGAAATAGCTAATACTCCTGGTGTGACTAATATTAATTCATTAACTCTTGATATAAATAGAGATGAAAGAGAATTAACTATAAATCTTGAGGTTAATGATGGGGTTACGGTAGTTATTACACCTTTTAGTACAGCAGAACAGCCTGTATGGATACTTGCTGCAGGGGTGTGGAATGATGAAGGTACATGGATTGATTCAGCTTTATGGATCGAATAGGGGGTTGTTATGGCTTTTGGATTAACTGAAACAGGTTTTAATAGAAAAACACTTATTGAAATAAAAACAGATATTGAAAATAGGTTAAAAGCAATTCCTGAATTTGGCCCAAACATTGACCTAGATCCTCAAAGTAAATTCGGGCAACAAGTAGGTATTTTTTCCGAGGCTTTTTCTGATAGGTGGCAAACTGCGGAAGATATTTATAACTCCCAATATCCTTCAACAGCTTCAGGAGCTGCTTTAGCTAATGTTGTCCAATACAATGGAATAAAAAAACAAGAAGCTGCTTTCTCCACTATTGAAGAGGTTGTATTAACGGGAACCCCTGGTACTTTTATTGAGCAAGGGAGCCAAGCGTCAGTAGTTTCAACGGGCTCAAGATTTGCCACCGATGAGGACGCAGAAATAGGTATAGGGGGTACTGTAACCGTTTCTATGACCGCTGTTCTGACTGGTCCTATAGCTGCCGCTGCCGGGACTCTTACCGTTATTGAATCCCCTACATTTGGATGGACGGCTGTAAATAATATCACTGACGCTGAAATTGGTCGAAATGAAGAGGAGGACCCAGAATTAAGAATACGTCGTGAAGTTTCCGTTGCTGCGTCTGGACAAAATAATATTGATGCGTTATTTGGTCAATTAAGTAATTTAAATAACGTAGTTGACGTTGTAATAATTGATAATAAAGATTCTGAAACAGATGAGTATGGAGTACCTCCTAATCGGTTTGAAAGTATAATTCAGGGGGGCGCTGAGGAAGATATTACTGCTATTATTTGGACGAATACAACGACCGGAATTAAGTCACATGGAGATATAACGGTAATAATACAAGATTCTCAAGGGTTTGATCAAGAGGTAAGTTATTCAAGACCGATTGAAATACCTATTTATTTTTCTTTAACAATAACAGTAAATGAGTTTTTTCCTATAGATGGAGAAGATCAGTTAAAAGAAAATATAGTAACATATGGAGAAGATACTTTTAAGATTGGAGATGATGTTATTTATATTCAATTTTTTACTCCTATTAATGAAGTACCTGGAATAGTGACTTTAGATTTAAGAATAGGTACAACGCCTTCTCCTACCGGTACCGCTAATATAGAAATAGATTTAACTGAACTTAGTACATATTCAATAACTAATGTGGGGGTAACAATTGTCTGAAACACCAAGTGAAAAAGCAATAAATAGATTAGCTTATCAATTTAAAAATAGCACTACTTATAAATTGTATTTAGAGGCTTTTTTAGCTGAACAAGATGAACTTGCTTTAGTCGAAACTCAATTAAGGGAATTAAGATATTTAGATACAGCTTTTGGCGCACAGTTAGACGGAATCGGCGAAATAGTGGGGATAAGTAGACCCACTGGTTATACTGATGAGCAGTATCTTTTTGTTATAAAAGTAAAAATACTCTCAAATTCTACTAATATGAATATTGAAAATTTTATAGAATTAATAGCATTTGTATTTGGTCCGGGGATACGTTACAGATTAGCGGCTAATTTAAGCCCTATTTTTTATATTGAGTTTCCTATTTCTGCTGAAGCTGAATTTGCTTTTAATTTACTACCCACTCCTTTAGGTATAGATATTAAATATGTATATGCCCCTGACCCTGATACAACGTTTTCTTTTGCTGAGGACCCTACCGGATTGGGTTATGGGGTTAGTACAGATCCAACTATAGGCGGCAACTATGCAAAATTATTATAATGAGGTATAATTCATGGCAAAACCTGATACATTACCAGAATGGGATACAACCGAAGTAAACCTTACTGAGGCAGATATAGCTCATAAGGAACAAGGTCATATATTTACAGCCGGTGTTCCAGAAAAACCTCCTGCCGATTTTTCAAATTGGTATCAAAATCTTGTATATAAATGGATTTTGCATTTAAGTCAAAGTAAAGTATATACTCATTACATTACTTCACAAGTTGAATTTGACACTGTTTTTGATGGATCTACAATTTCAGATACTACTATATATATGTTACAAGGAAATTATACTCTTAATAATCAAATACCTGTTGGCAGTAATGTATTAATTGATTCAGATCCAGGAACTATAATAACAAGAGGTAGCGGTACGGATGGATTTTTATTACAAGGGACTGCTCTATCATATATTGAAAATGTACAATTTACACGTAATTGGGAATTAAACGGTAATGCTATTGTAACTTCTGTATCAATTATAGGTTTAGATTACGTAAAAAATTCAATATTTCATTGTTATGTCACTAATGTTGTAAAAAACACTGGTTCAGGAGGAGCTTATAATGATTCAAATGGATTTTCTTTTGGTTTATCTATAGAGAATATATCTAATTGTCAAGCGCCTTCTGGCGGGGCTGTTAGCGGACTTTCACAAGGATTTATTTCACCAACAGTACCGGATGTTTCCAGTTCAATTAAAAATATTTACGATTGTTCAGCAACCTCAGGAGGTGGAGGTGGTTGTAATAATATAAGATTTTGTAGGATAGAAAATATCTATAATTGTAGCGCCCCAGGCAATGGTGGGGGTCTATCTTCAGTACAATTTTGTAATATTAAAAATATTTATAGTAATACAGCTACTTTAGCAGGGGGAGGTATATCTACTGCATTTTATTGTGTAATTGATCAGATTTATAATAATGAAGCGGGTACTTTCGGTGGAGGTATCAGTTCCGCAGATTTTTGTGCTATTTCAAATATTAGAGGTAATGATGCAATAGCAAATTCAGGGGGAGGCCTTTCTAACTGTAATAGTTGTACAATTATTAATGTATTTAATAATACCTCACAAACAACTGGAGGAGGATTACACACATGTGATTTTTGTAAAATTAGTAATGTAGCTTTTAACACTGCTACTACAGGCGCCGCTCATGCAATTGCATTAAGTACTAATTGTTCAATAAGTCAAGTGAATAATAACGGCGCAGGTAACCTTAATTATGCTATTGATTTATGTCCAGATAGTAATATATCGTTAGTTTATGGCAATAGTTGTGGGGGAGTATCTAACAGCAATAATTGTACCCTTATAGATATATACAGTAATAATACATCAAGTGGAGGGGGAGGTGCCGATACTTGTACTGATATAGTGGCTTTAGGAAATTGGCAAGCAAATATAGGAACTCCAAATAACACAATAAATAATTCTAGTGGACTTACATTGTTAATACAGACACCAGGTCTCCAAAATTTTAATTCAACTAATGTAGCTCTTAATTTTTAATTAAAAAGGAATATGTATGACATCGAATGAAACTGATAATGGAATAGAAAAACCCTTGAATAGAGGGGCAACTTCTGATCGAAGAATGCCCCGTGATGAAAAATCTAAAATTGGAGCACCCCCTGAAGTCGGTATTCCTGGAAGTATTAAAAAACCAAATTTTGAATTTAATAATAATTTTACAAATTCTAAATTATTTATAGATGATTTTAAAAATACTATTAAAAAAGCTGTAAAAGAAGGTATTGACGAGAGTAAAAACGGGTTTTATATTAAACCTGAATTGCATTACAATCATCATAAAGAAATTGGAAAATTATTTGAAACCATAAAAGACACTGGTAGGACTATCCGAAAAGTTGCAACAACAGTTTTGATCACCGCTGCATTAGGTTTGCTTGCTTCTGGAGTTGTATATTATATATCTAAAGGAATTTAATAGTAATGCAAAAAGAACTTATATCAAGATTAGTTGGACTTTTAATTACAAATGTATTAACAAAAGAACTCATTATACTTTTAACTAAAAATGTAATTATTTTTATAGAAGAACATGTAAAAGGTACAGCTTCAGAAGTCGATGATGCTATAGCGATACCTATATGTAATATGCTTAGATCTGCCCTTAATATCCCTGATTAAGGGCATTTTAAAGGGTAGTTAGATCACTAACTACCCCTTATATTTCCCACTCGTACTCTTTGTAACTGGAGTCTATGGCTTCTCAGTATCCCATAGATTCCAGTTTAAAACCTCAACTTCGTCATTATCTAATATACCGTGTTTTTTATTATTATAAAAATTAGTATGTTTTCCATCTTGCCAAATGATCATTACATCATCATCAAAAATTGTGAATAAATTTCGTGTAAATTTTAAAGCAATACCTGTGATATCTTTTTTAATATGTTTAAGTAATACAGCGCAATGTTCGTTTTTTTCTTCAAGTAGTTCTATTAACTGATTATAAGTCATTTTTCCTCCAAGCGTGTTTTTCAACTACTTTGTTTAAATGATTCAATAATTCTTCATAAGTTTCAGCCTGATATATAATATAATTGTAATTATCAATATAAGCCATCGCCTCTCTCATAGTGGAAAAACCATTTTTATTATTAAATTTAATGATATCTTCTTGAAGTTCAAAAAAATTTTCATATTGATTACCTGTACTTGCCCAGTAATATTTTTCATATTGTCCGTATTGTCCTAAAATGAATTTACGAAAAGTATTACCTTGAAGAAAACCGTAATAATAATCATCTTTACAATGTGATATAGTTATTGAATCAGGTGTTACTATAACTTTTTTAATCATTTTTAACTCTCATATTGATTTCGAGCATGTTCGTTATAAAATTCAGCATCATCTAATGCGTGATCATATTTTTTATTAAATTCTTTCAATTCTTGAGTCAAATAAGCTAATATATTATAAATATCTTCTATATCTTTATTAACTAATGAATATCCTGTTCTTAATTTATATATATAGGAACGTACATTCTCTTCATTTTGAAATTTATTTGATTTATAATACATGTAAAGTGCCCTTTCACGTAATACCTCCATCTTATCACTTAAATCCTTATCTAATTCTATCATTCTATTATGTAGTTCATTATACATTTGAACCTGACTTTTACGCATAAGAATAGATATAAATATATTTATTACACATACTATTGCTATTATTATTACTAAACTATTCACTATTCTCTCCATTTTTTATTTTTAAAATCATAAGGTACGATAACCTCGTCATTAGGTACAACTATACAACTATCCATAAAAACACCCATCAGCTTACTGCCGAATTTAACTTTGAGTTTCATTAGTTGTTCTACTTGTTCTGGTGTATAATTTAAATCTTTAAGGGTTTTTATAGCAGCCATAGCTTTAGAATCATCATAAATATTTTTTTCTTCACTCATTTTCAATTTCCTTAATTACTTTTTTAATTTCATATGCATGTTTTTCAAGTATAATCGATACCCCTTGCAGATAAGCGTATTTTTCGTATTTATTTTTTAATTTTTTTTTAAAATTAATTATTTTAGTAATATGAAATTTTAAATCATAAAATTTATCATACATAAAAGAAAAATCTTTTTCATTAAATACTACTTGTGTCCATTTATTGAGTGCTTCTTCATTAATCTCTTCGTTACTCATCATCTTCTCCTCACGCAGCTATTTCAATATCTTTTTCACCTTTTCTTAGATATGTTATAAATTCTCTATAAGTTTTAGCTTGGATTACTTCAAAATATTTTAATGCCCATTTTAGAGCTTTCTGTATAGTGGAAAAACCGTTAGGAATGGAAAATCCCTTATCTATTTTTGATACATTAGCCTTTATACATATCCAATAATATTGATTTCGTATATGAGTTAATTTAAGTATATACCCTTTATTTTCAAAACCATAGTAATATCTTGATTCACAATTTTTGATACTTATTTCCTTATCGTTATCTATATATTTATTGACTATTTTTATCATTTTCAGTCTCCTTTAATATTTTTTTAGTATTCATAAGAAAATCTAATAGATTATGTTCAATATGATGCAATATGTCTCCCCTTTTATCAAGATATTCATTATTGATAGATATATTATTTTCTTTTGTACACTTTTCAAGTACTTGAAGTAATCTTATTTGAAATTGATATAGATTATATCTAATATCAGATTTTAATAATTCCACTTCAATCTCAATTGATGCGAGTGCTTTCATTCTGAATCCTTTTTATATTTTTCTATTAATTGTTCTGTTTCTTCTTTTAATTCATAATATTTAGATTCAATGTATAATTTATTAGAAAGTGTACTTAAAAAATCATGCATATAAGATATACCTTTAATATATTTTTCAAGTTCCATATTTAATACAAAATTATTAATATTTTTACAATTTTCATAAGCTTTATTTAAAGGTTCTAAAATAGATAATACTTGTTCGTGACATTCTTTTGTATATTCTGATAATTTTTTATAGTTTTTAGTCATTTTTAATTTCCTTTATTACATACTCATGAACAATATTAGTTACCATATTTTTTAATGCTCGTTGCCCTTTTCCTATATTGAAAAATTTAGTTATTTCTTCAGTTAAAAAAAATGTTAATTTTTCAATAGTTTTTTCAGTACCATTTATATTTATATCTTCTATTATTTGATCTACTTCTTTTTCACGTAACATAGCTTGTTGCATGAAATCTTTTTCTAATTGTTCCATATCTATTTTAAACATTTTTGTTTTCCTTTATTTTGTCTAAATATTTTTCTATTATTATTTTTTTCATAGATTTTTTAAGGGGAATTTTTTTAGCTTTTTTTTCTTCTTCTAAACATTCTTTAATAGTTTTTATAATATTTTCTGTGTATTTATCCATTTTTTATAGCCCTTTAAGTGCCTCTAAAATACATTCTTTACAGATCTCTCTACCTATAGTAGTGGAGGGGTCGTTATCATAACTACCGTATTTAAATTTTTTTATATTTAAATAAATTTTTATACGGCCGCCTTTATCTTTTGTATCAATTGAAACATGGTTATTATCGTAATTAGGTAAGTCTGTTGTTTCTTTTCCACATACTTCGCAAAAGTATTTAATCATTGTTTTAATCCTTTAAAGTCTTTCTGTGAATATTTCAATAAGACAATTTTTACATATTTCATTATTTTTATATTCATATTCATCACCATATGCTCTTATAGATAAATTAATATGTAAAGTTTTATGTTTTAATGTTACTACAATTTGATCTCTATCAAAACATTTTAACTTAGGTGTTTCTTTTTTACATTTTTCACAAAAATATTTAATCATCGGTTATCCTTTCATCAATCATATTTTTATATTCATTCAATATATCCTTAAAACAATTATCACAAACATCATAACAGTACATCCAACCAGTGGATTTTAACCGTATAGTTGGTTGTACAACAAATAAATAAATATTTTTAAAATTTAATTCAAATGATCTATTAATAGATTTATCAGTAACTTTTTTACAGAATTTACAAGTAAAATACATTTTCTTTATCCTTCAATAGTTTTTCATTTATTTCGGAGGGTATATTTGTTCATCATAACCTTCATGGTTACCTTGACTATCTACTAAACATACATGTGCTTCTACAATACGGTCTGTATCCTCTTCAATGGCTCTATCTACCGCTACCTCATAGTTATATTCTTCAATTAATTCAAAATAATGATATTCGTAAAATTCAAGATAGTCTTTAATAAGTTCTTCTATTTTTTCATTATGTTGGCGTATATTCATAATAATCTCCTTCAATAGTTTTTAGCGATTAATGCAGTCATACAATTTTGGCAAATTTCATTAATAGTAAGATTTCGTTTAAAATTATTATTTTCAAATAAATCAACATTTAAATTTAAAATAAATTTTAAATTTTTTACTAATTTTTTTAATTCTACGTCTTTACGTATTACATATTCATTATAGCATATATGACATGTACATTTTAAAAATGTTGCGGTTGCTACTTTAGATTTATCCATAATATCTTTATCCTTATTTTATTTCTTTATTAAAATATATAAAAATAATTATATATAATCATTATGACTATCCGTTATATATAACCTATACTCATTACGAAGTGTTTTAGATGCTTTTTCAAGTATTTTCACAAATTCTTTCAGATCATTAGTTGCAGCTTCTATACACTCTTTATCTCCGCAAAATTTATGAGTGTCACTTAAATTTTCTATGCAGGATCTAACTTGTTCTTGTATTTCTTGATATATGTATTCTATATTCATAATGTCTTACTCCTTATTTTATTTATATTTTAACACCGAGTAAAGAATAACCGTGAGAATCTCTAAAATTGTGAAGTTTAAGTTCAGGTTTAGCTTTTTTTATTGGTTTTTCTATTCCTAAAAAGGCTTCAATATCTTCAATTAATGTTTCTCCATCTCCCTCACAAGTGCAATAAATAAGATCTATTTCGGATAGATCTTTTATTTTATCAATTTTTTTAATAAGTTTATATGCAGTTTTTAATGATCTTGGTTTTGTAGTTACACCACTTTTTTCAATAAGTTCTCTTGCGGCTTTAAAAAGTTCATTTTTCTCATATAAAATATATTTGTTATCCATGACTTACTCCTTATTTTATTTATAAAGTATTAATATTAACTTATGTATAGTTTATAAAATAAGTATGGCTATTTGTCAATTATGTTTTTAAATATAACTTTAGCTATTTAATTATATTTAAGCCTACGTAGGCAGCGTGTATTAAACGATTTTAATTTAATCAATGTTATGATATACATTAAATATTGCGTTTGATATAGAGCTTCTATGTTAGTTTATTTTGTAACTAATTGATTTTATTCATCTATTTCCTCACGCATTAAATCTTGTATTTCCATTATTTTTTTACGATATAATTTAACCATTTCAATTCCGTGAAAATCATCTCCACAATTTCTATGTTGTAAATCTATAATAAAATTATTAAGTGCAACACGAATTGTCATAGCTTGCTCTTCAGTAGTTCTTTTTCCATTTATAATGATAATAGGTTCTTTTTTCATTTCAATAAGTTCTCCTTTTCTAAATAATTTACAATTTTTTCAGCTAAATCAATATAAGATTCCCAGGCTGGATAATATGCGTTTTTCTTTGAATTATCACACACAGAATCATTAACAATCAATTCTTTAGGGTCCCATCCATTTTCTATACACATCATTTTTGCTATTTCTTCAATATGTTTTTCTTTATTCATTTTTAATCATCCCATAATTGAAATTTTATATAATACAACTGTTGTTATAAAAGTTAATATGAAATACATGCTTATTATAAATATACGGCGTTTGATATTTGCCCAACTAAATATTTTATCTTTTTTCTTTGGTTGTTTATTAATATTTCTAATGTATATGTATTGATTTTCTTTTAAAAATTTATCTGCAAAATCTTTTGCAGATTTTTTATTTTCTTCTTTCATTTTAATAAGTCCTCTTTTTTTAAAAATTCTACAATTTTATTTGATAAGTTAACCCAAATTTCCCAATACTGGAAATTTGTAAGTTCTTCTATTACTATATCTACTACTTTACACTTTTTATTATTTATTGTTACATATCTTTCATTATCTATTATTTCATATGTTTTATTTAAAAATATAGGTTTAATTAAAGACTCAAACTTATCTGGTTTTACTTTATAATGAGTGCAAATAACTCTTGCTATTTCTTCAATTAATTTTTCTTCGTTCATTTTAAAACTCCCATGTTTTACCGATTTTATATCCACGCGGCATAGTTAAATCAGGATACACTAAATCCTCAATCACGTATTTCCAAGCTTCCAGCATACATTCATCTAAATGTTCACCCCACATTTCAGCCTCACTATCTTTACATAATAAAGTATTACTATCATGAACAGTGTTTATAAGTGGAATATCGGGATATTTTTTATACAATACAGCTATTGCCACTTTCTGAACTTCAGCAGTACTTCCCGAAATGGGATAATTTAAACTATCAGTTAATCTCCATGCTCGTATTTTTCTGCCTAAAGCTGTTTGGATATCTAAATATCCTTGACTTCTAAAAATATTTTTATGTGTTTTATGCCATTCATAAAAATCATTATATAAATTAAACCAACCACTATGCATTTTTTTAGTTTCACTATATGTTTTAAATATATCTGAATTAGTAAGGAGCATAATTTTAAATTTTTTAACTCCCGCACCATATAATAAACTAAAGTTACACGCTTTAGCTTCTTGTCTTTCAATATTTAAATACTTAGCTGTTACTTGATGTAAGTCCTCACCATCCATAAACATCTGATACATAGTGGATTCACCTATAAATGCGGTAGCCATACGTAACTCAATACCACTGTAATCTTTGTATACAAAAGAATACCCTTCAGGAGCTTCAAAACAAGCATATAAATTATGCGGTATTTGTTGTAAGTTATCGTGATCAAAACTATCTCCACCATTGCATGAAAATCTGCCCGTAATTGCTGAACTCGGATTAAAAAATCCTTTAACTATAGATCTATTATATTTTTTTAAAAATTGTAGAGATTTTATATATCTACGAGCATCATATATCATTTTTGCTTCATGATTTTTTTCATAAATTAATTTTTTTAAAGTTACAATATCTGAAGCTGATGTATCTAAAAGTTTTTTAGATTCTACATAAGATAGTGGATTGATTTTTAATTGTTCTAAAAGGGGTTCAAGTTTTTCAGTGTATTCTAATTGAAATTTTTTAACAGTCTTTTGATTGGTGGGCATGCCTCTTCTGGAATAATCAACAGCGTGTTTTAAATTCTTAATATCAAGTCTATAAGATAAATCAAATTTTTTTACTTTTACTACTTCATAAAGTTTTTCTAAATATATTACATCTGCTGCGGCATATGTTAAGGCTTGACTGGATAAAGGTTTACTCCAATCTCTTTTTTGTTCTTTTTTCTTATCAATACTATCAATTAATACATCATTTAAACCGGCATGAGTTAAGCTATCGTAAAAAGTAAAAAAAGATTCTTCATTGAAATGAATTTTTGATAAATAATAACAATCGTCTATTTCACGAGGTAACCAAGTTTTTGAAATAGTTAAATTAATTGTATGTAAATCATAAATTCCATTATAAAAAACAAAGTAATAATCATGAAAATAATCAAGTATTTTTTTAAGAGAAAGAAAATAGCAATCAATAATAATTGCTTTTTTCCAATGTTTTTGGTATATCTGAAATAATCTCACTTGACCATATAGACCTCCATCCGTTTTGCCTTCTAATTGGGCTGTTTCCGTATCGCAAAAAATAGGTTTTAACTTATCCGAATATTGCATAGACGAATCAAAATCCGTTGAAGTTCTAACGAGATTGTACATGATTTTCCTTACTTATTAAAAGGGAGCATTTTGCTCCCTTTTTTTATTAATTGTTTAATTGTTCGAGAGTTTCATCTACAGTTAAATTATTTGCAAGGGCATAAGCTAATTTAAAGTTAGCTGTAACATATTTATCCACATTTTTTACAACGCCTTGTAAAGCTTCCCTTAACATATGTTCAGTAACTTCTTTGGGCTCATTGGTTGAAAATACTTCAATAATTACTCTATTAACATGGCCTATACGTCCTTTAATCACTCTTGGTTTTTTGGGAAATGGTGTATCGTTTTGTTTGAAAAACCATCTTAAAACAGCTAAAACTCGTTGTGGTGTATATTGTTGATCTACTTCTTTCAATATATTTATAATTTTTTCAATATCTGACCAGTTTTCAGTATAAGTAAGAAGAATGCCGTTATCTTGTTCTATATATTCTTTAATTTTTGATTTAATTTCTATTGGATTTACGATTAAATTATGATGTTTAGCTATAAGGTTAAATACACTATTTAAACGATTAAAAGGCAAATCTGTATGTTTAATAAGAGCTGTTTTAATTGTATCCGGTGATTTATCTTTTTTGAATCCTTCTATAATAATTTGTTCAACTTCTCTAAAAAGTTCTTCATTAAGTCCTTTGGGACAACTTAATTCTTTAATCATGTGTTATCTCCGTTTAATTCTTTTTCTATATTCTCATAATATTCTATATATGCCTTATATTCTATATCATACATTCTACTTTCAACATAATTTAATTTATATAATAAAAAATCTAATTCTTTATTTTGTGTTTCAGACATACTATTTCCTTTTTTAAAATTAATAATATTTATTTTATAATATACTTTTAAACCTAAATCAATCTATTAAAATTGTATATGTTTTATTTTAGGGTATTTTTCAGAAGCGTCTATATAAATTTTTTTTGGAATTTTTAAATATTTAGCTGTATCATATACTGTTTGAGTTGTAACTTTCCGATTAGCTCCTTTTAAAGGTGTATCTATTGGGTTATTTAAATCTTGCATCAATCTGGTAAATAACCATTTTAAGGCTTGTTTTCTGGCGTATCCTTTGTGATCAAAGCAAATATATTCAGTTATTGAAAATATTCCACAATAATAGGTTACTTTTAATGTATCCGGTCTATTTTTCTTTTTATGAATTTTGTAGAAAACATTAGTCACATTATACCATTTATATTTAGAACCTTTTTTGATAAGTCTAATATTATCAGCTTTTGGTTTTATTTTTTCTTTAAATACGAATTCATGACCACAAAGGCTACATTTTTTTACAGTAGGATGATATAAACAACCACATAAAGGACAACTCTTTGTGATCGCCTTACCTTTATTTTTACCTCTTCTTTTTCTTTGAATATCCATTGCATTAATAGGACCTAATCTTGCCGTATTTCCCGCGTAATCAAGTACTAAGCAATAAGTTTTTCCAGGGAACGTGCGCAGTCCTCTACCTATCATTTGAACGTGCAGAACAGGCGACATAGTGGGACGTAAGAGACATATAAGGTCTATATTAGGTGCGTCAAATCCTGTCGTAAGTTTTCCTACATTAATAATAGCTTGTATTTTTCCACTTTTAAACTCTTCAATTATTTTATCATTATCATTATTACTGTGATACTCTTGGGAATTAATACCATTTTTTCTTAATTCCATATTAATATTATGTGCATGTTCTATATTAATAGCGAATATTAACCAAGATTTGTAATGTTTACCGTATATAATAAGACTTTTTATTGCTTCTTTAGTTATTTCTTCTCTATTTATTTTAAAATCTAAATCTTTAAGATTGTAATCTCCTGCTGTTACTTTAACATTTTCAGTATTTAATTGTAACTCTGGAGGTAATGGACAGGGTTTACATAAATATTTATTTTCAATAAGTTCGTTAAACTTATTTCTTGACGTAAGATCATAAGAAAGTTTGTTAAATATAGCTTTTTCACCTTCATAGATATAACCGTATCTTGTTCTAAAAGGTGTAGCTGTAAGACCGGCTATCTGATAATCACTTCTACTAAAAAACTGTTGATACATACTTTTCTTTTTAGTAGAAATAGTGTGAGCTTCGTCAATGATGCATAAATCAAAATCTTTAAATAGTTTACTTGTTTTTTTCCGGTATACTGATTGAATCCCTGCAACAGTAATTTGTTCTATATTTTTGATACCTAAACCTGAACTATAAAGACCAATAAAATGATCAGGTAAAAAATCCTCTAGAGTATCAAAATCTTGTTGTAATATATTTTTAGTATGACTTAATATGAGTACTTTATTATGAGGATATCTATCAAGATATCTAATTATAAATCTACTTAATATGACGGTCTTACCAGCGCCAGTTGGTACTGCAATTAGTGGATTATATTTATTTATAGTATCAAGGTATAGTGCATTAACACATTTAGTTTGATACTCTCTTTCTTCGTATTTTTTCATTTTATTAGTGTATTTAAAATTTCGTATTTATCACATCCTAATCTTTGCTGGCTAGTAGATAAATTAATTTTATAATCGTTACATCCCCATTTTCCATCATTTAAAATATTGACAAATTCACAGGTACGGCAATTTATTTGAACTGGTACATTTTGGTGACAAATACCCCGAGCGTCACAGTATCCGCATTCGTACCAAGTAGGTTTAAATTTTTTAGTAGGGGGTTTATTTGATATTATAATGTCAGTAGCCTTTTTTAAGAGCATTTGAGCATGTTCTTTGTCATAATAAACTCTTTCTATGTAAAGATCATCATCATTCTTATTAACTGCTATAAATAAGCCTCTATTTAAATTTAAACATTTCATATATATTTGCATTTGTGAATAATAAACGGGTTTAGATAATTTTAATCCGTTTTTTTGAATATCCTTGAAATACTTATCAGCCATTGTTTTAATTTCAAGTACATGATTAGTTTTAGGTGCTTCTATAACTCCTCGTGCAACGCCATCACAATGACCTTTACAATGTCCGTATACCTCTATAAATTCTGTTTGAGTTCCCCATACTATTAAACCTATATCTTCAAGAATTTTATATATTGCAGGTTCTTCTCTATCTCCTCTACTATATAATCTATTCATTCTTGCAGACACAATACCACCGTAAGCCCAGTGGAAAGAGTACCACAAGTATCTTTCACAACTATGCCCTATTTGGGACATGCCCAAATAGGGGCGTAATTTAATGGGGGATTGTCCCACTCTTTCTATTTCGGATAGTGTTGTTTTTGGTCCTGATAATTCAACCATTAAACCCCTCCTCTTTCAATTATATTTATTGCTTTTTTAATATCTTCTATTGAATAATGTCTTGTTTCTCTACAAAAGGTTAAAAAATCTAAAAATTCATCTTCATTAGGATTATCATTTAAATCTTTAAGTACAGTAATTATATCAGTAAGTATAGGATCAACCATTAAACCCCTCCTCTTTCAAGTTTATCTATTACTTGATAAATTTCATCTTTTGTAAAATTATGTTCTCTTATACCTGCTATGAGATGTAAAATTTGCGATATTTTATAATTATAATTACAACCTATCATTATAGTATTGACTATATCTTTTAAATGATTTACGCGTTCGGTATTATTTTTTTTAAATAATTCAATTTCAAAATGATGGTCATCATAATAATTTTTAATAAAAGTTAGTGCTTCAATAAAATCAGTTTCAAGTTCAGTGTCTGTATAAGGGTATTTATTCGATAAACGTATAATTGTTTCTACTAAACCATGAAATCTTGTGTCATTATTATATTTGTCTATTAATTCTTGTTTATTTTTCTCTTTCATTATTTCACCTTTGTTCTTCTCTTTCTCTAATAAGGGATATAACTTCCCTAAGTTCATAATCTTTAAAATTAGGGTTATGTTCTATTAAACTAATCAACTCCATAATTCCTTCAATTTGAAGTATTGTAAGTTCATAATGAAACATTATTTTTGCAATTTCATTAATTAATATATTTTTTTTTCTTTTATCCATCTATTTTTCCTTTTTATTAAAAATATAAAATAAAGCTATCTGAATATCTTTTAATTTATATTTCTTTTTTTGTAGTTTTCTGATTATAGATAATGCTTCCATTAATTTTGATAATTTACATCTTTTTCTTTCTCTAATAATAATACTTATTGAACCTATGATTTTAGATATAAAAGATTTTCTGATTTCTATTTCTTTTATAAGAAGTATGGCTTTTTGAATTTCAGATATAGTAACTTGTTTTGTAGTTATTTCGTCAAGCAAAGTTTGAGCTAATTTATGAATAACATTTAATTTTATATAATTTGCTTTCATAATATTACCTTAATAAGTACCCTCTTTACAGAGGGCACTTTTTTAATTAATCATCCCAAAGAGAAGTTGATTTATTTATTGTTGTATTTTGTTGGGATGTATTTTGATTAGGTGTAGATTTAGTTTGAGTTTGTTGTGACATTATTGTTTTTGCTTGATCTATCGATATAGCTCCATCTTTTAAAAGTTTTAATATATTAGGGTCAAGTGAGTATATTTGTTCTATTGTTAATGCTCCTGACGTTAAAGCTTGTATTAAAATGGGATCTAAAGCTTGAGTGGATTCAGTTGTTTGGTTATTTACTTGTTGCTCTTCCACTTGTTGTTGTTTTGTTTGTTGGCTGTCTGTTTGTTGAGTCTGTTCTTGAGTTGTATTGAGATTATCACCAACATTAGTATTAAGATTATCAGTATTACTAATATTAGAATCATAGTTATGGCCTATTTCAGATGTACTTGGGGCAAAATCATAAGTTTTTATTCTGTTTCTTTCTTCATTTTTATCGTCTT